TTGACATTGCCGACTACCTTGTGCTATCGCGTAGCACACATCGTGCCGTGTACCGTTCGTCGGGAGCTATTGACAGCGCCGTTGCCGGGCCTCATACTGACCACCTCGACAACGGACTAGCAGGTGAAACCATGTGACGACCAACCCAAACTCAGCGAGGCCCAGCCTACATGGCGCGAGGCCGTTGGGGGAATCCAGCGCTCTTAGAGGTCCGAGGGACTCCTCCCGTAAGGATAACATTTTTGGGTCAGACTTCCTCTTCCCATTCCAGAGAGTACATCCCAGTTGTAGTGCCAGTAACCACAATCTCAAAGTAGTACGTCCCAGCCGGTAAGTACCGCCGGTTAACCACCTGATCTGCGTTCCCAGATCCACCACCTGATGTAGAGCTATCTGCACGCAGGACTTCTCGCTCTACGCCACCAGTAATCGTACCACCAGTGCTAAAGGTAGCGAATCCCGGAGCTTCTCCGCCGACAGTGTTAAGCCCGAACTTCGTTGACATACCTGTGAACGTGCCACCAGCAGTCCCGCCTGTACGAATAACCATACGAGCAGCACCTTGGCCTGTCCAGAGACGCTGATACGTTAGGTAAAAGTTCTTGGTGATAACCATGCGTATAACCGTGTTAGCCGAGAACTCCCGGTACGCACGGAACTGCCGCTTATCAAAGAGCGCTAGCACCTTATCTGTTACGCTTAACGATCCATCATGCGAGCGTAAAGACGTAGTGGCGTTAGTTTGTAAATTACGACCTGTACTCATTTCTGCACCTCGGTTTGTATGCCATTTCTGGCGTTGCAGGCCACCACTTCGGCATCGTAGTCCGCCAAGGCTCTGTACACCCCGGCATCCGTCGATACATCAACGAGGGGCCGGTTGCACGGGGACCACACTTGCAGCGCTGGTAGCGCATCTGAGGGACTTGCACAGCCCATCAACGACAGCGACAGGAGTCCGGCGCTTGCCACCATCAGGTAGGGCGACCAGAGCTTGCTCAAGCGCATTTCGATTCTCCTGTGCGGCCTTGGAAGCAGCCGCTGTAAGGCGTTGGATACTGTCCGTGCGGGCGCTCAGGAGGGCCACCACGGCTTTCTGTTGGTCTATGAGGGTATTGGCCTCTCCTAGATCCTTGCGAAGCGCTGTGAGGCTCTGATGCTGTATCCAGAACCCAGCTAGCGCCAGCATAGCCACTAGGGCCAATGTGCTGTATAACCGAAGCATTAGTACGCTCCTGATGCGAATAACGTTTTCTCGTCCATGCGCCGGGAGTAAACCCCATAGCACTGATTAACGCGGATACGGCATTGAATCTTGACGCCCTTGCGTGTGCTGAACGTCCAGCGGTCGAATTCCTTAGTAGCGCCAGCGTAATCACCCTTGTTCAAGAGCTTAAGCAAGGTGCTGGAGCGGAAGTTCCCGATGCCAACGTTGTAGGTAAAGCTAACGAGCGCGTCGAATTGGGATTGTGTGAGGGGAACCAGAACGTATTTATTGACAGCGGCTTCGAACGTGGCAACATCTTCGCCAAATAGCCGCTTGCATACGTCGAGGGAGTATCGCTTACCAACAACAGCGGTCCTTGTGTGCCCGTAACAAGCCGTAGGGACGCCAACTGTGTCGAGGTAGCCCGTCTGCTTAAGTTCTTCATGAACCATCAGACCGCCAGCCCCAACAGCAGAGAGCGTCATTACGACCCGTAGGCCCGTGGACCGCACTAGATTACCTAGAGCGGCCATACGTTATCCTCAAGCAGTGACAGTGATAGCCACGGTGTCAGTGAAGCCACCAGCAGTCACGGTGATAGTCGCGGTGCCGACAGCAACGAAGGTCACAAGGCCGGTGGAGTTAACGGTAGCCTTGGTGATGTCGCTCGAAGCGTAGGTGCGGATAGGCAGGATAGCGCCAGAAGGTACAGCAGCAGTGCTAAGCTGAGTAGTGCTGCCCACGGCCTTAGAGCTAGTAGCCGGGGTTACGTCGATGCCAGTAAGTTCAAGAGGTGCAGCAGCAGTAATAGCAGCAGCGCAGGCGGTGAAGAAAGCCAACAGCTCAGGCGAAGTACCACCGCGAGCGCCGCGCATTTCAGCAGCGCTAATGGCTTGGGCCGAGATAACACGGAGTTCTTGGGACAGGCGCAGGTGACCGGGGGATGGCAGATTGGAAGCTCTCATCGTTTCATTTTCCTTGAGTTGGGATTGGCAAATTGCCGGACGCCACGTCGAGCAGCGTCAGTACAGCGATTGTGCGACAGGGGATCTTGCATGAACTTCACAAGCTCCTGATCCCGTTGCAATTGGGCAACCTTAGCCGAGTCCTGCGCGATAGCGCCGATGAAGTGTCCCACGGCGATGCTGAGTGCGTCGAGCCGGTCGTCTTTGACCAGAGCGCCTCTGTCGCGTGTTAGCTTGATGAACTGGTGCATAAGGGTAAACAGTTGACGCTTGTCGCTAGGCAGGCCCACAGTGCTTTCCCAGTCTCCGAGAATAACCTCTTCGTCGAAGATAAGTGCGCCACGGGCTGCAATTGGCTCCAGAGTGTCAGCGATACGCTGCTCTTTCTGGCCTGTGCTGTATGTCTCTTGGACGGCGCAAGTCACGCCAGCAGCCCGCAGGAGCGGGAGCAGCACTTGTGTGAAGGCACCGTGCCCCATGTTCTTCTCTACGAGGATCACATCGGGATTCCAGCGCTTGCAGTACGCCACCATGTCGCTCAGCGTCTTCTCGTCGAAGCCACCACGAACTGCTGACACACTGCGCACGAAGACATTACCGGCGAGTTGGTCGCATACTGCGAGGCCAGTCTCGTCGCCGTTCTTACCGCCGCCAGCAGGGTCAATTGCAAGCACCCGGCCCGCAGGCTTCATCATTTCCGCGCCGACCAGCGACGGGATACTGCATTGGAACTTGAGCGAGCCAACTTGGTACGGCCGCAGGTACTCCGCTGTCATGCCCCTTACGAGGTGAACAGGGAGTTGCTCGCCCAGACGCATGACGATGATGTTCGCTGCCTTCAAAGGGTAGCGCTCAAGGTCGCTCAGGAGCGTGCAGAGCATGTGCTGTAGCTGGAAGTATGCTGGCCCTTGCTTGCTCTCCTTGGAAAGCAGGGTGGCCTCTCCAAGCAGCTCAGGGTCAGTAGGATGCCCGCTCTTGCCCGTAGGCCCCGCGCCGTAGCGGAGGGAAGGGTCAGCGACCATGCGTTGTCGGATGTACGGAGCCAGATGCTCGCCGTACCCCGCCTCTTCCTCGATTGTTGGGTAGCGCCCCGGCCAGATGCGCAAGCCGAAGCCGGACGCTGGTAGGGTGTTGTAGACGGAGCTGTCGGACTGCGGCGTGCCGAGGAAGATCACCCGGCCCACTTTCTCCACGTTGCCAGCCTCGCCCACGCGGTCAACAGCAATGGACGAGAAGTCACGGAGCTGTTGCATCAAGAGTTCGCGGTTGGTAGCCGTGCGGGAGTTCTTATGGGACTCCACGTCATCCGCAATCAGGAGGTCAGCACGCTTACCTTGGAGGTTGCCGCCGATACCGATACACGCAACAGACGGGGACTTATCCACGCCTTTCAGGGAGTAGTGAACGTCGAACTTCTCAACGGATACCCGGTCGCCCTTCTGTTGGTCAGGGCGTAGGCACGCCAGCATTTCCATGTTCAGGATCAGCCGGACGATAAGGGTCGAGATTTCGTTAGCCTGTGTGCCGCCAGCCGAGATAATCAGCACTCGGGCACGCGGGTCTTGAATGAGTGTCCACACAGCAAAGAGTGCTGTGATCGTGGACTTCGCCTGCGAGCGCTGAGCTTGCACCATCAGGTCTTTTGGGCCATACTCTAGGTAAAGGCCGATGTCTTTCTGGATCGCAGTCGTGGAGAACCCAAGGAACTTCATGCCCACAATCAAGAAGGGCAGGAAGTTACTAAAGGTCTTCTGCAACAGCGCTAACTGAGAGTGCCGTGGCGTCAGAGGTTGTGTCATTGCAGGGATGCTCCCATCCAACCTTGAGCGTCCTGCATGATGGCGTCAAGCTCAGCCTGATTCACACCAGAGCCTTTGAGGTCTTTAGCCAGTTGCTCACCCAGACGGGCGAGGTCTTTGTCGCCACCGGGTTCGGCAGTAACGTTGTTGTCCTTAAGGAACGCACGAAGAACCGCGAGGTCGTTAGAGGTCAACGGGATGTAGCCTTCGTCGTCGAATGTTAGTTCAGCGGCTGCGAAGCGATGCTCCCAATACTTGGTGAACATTTCATGCAGGCCACCTAGTCGATCAGAACTAGCTGCCATTGGTCTTCCCCTTCTTAATGCGGTCGTAGAAATAGAACCCTGCTTGCACAACGATCCAAAGCAGAGTGGCCCATTGAACGGCTTCTGCTACTGGAAACGAAGAGAACCAGTGCGTGTAACTGGCACCGGCCACTGTGAGCGGAGGCGCATTACGAATGATGGCATCCGGCACAGTGCTGGTATCCATGTGTTACTCCTGCAATTGGTTTACTTGACGAGTGAGTTCTGCTAGTTTAGCTAGCAGCTCAGCGAGTGTTGGCGGTGCTATAGTCGGGGCGACGTACTCGGCTGGGGTGTTTCCATTGCCTACCCAAACTAGGTACTCTCGATAATCTTTGTTACCTGTGTCACAGGGTATAACTTTACCAGAGTCACTTATAATAGCGTCGGCATTACTAGTTTTGGTATACATATTAGAAAATCTCCGCGTCGGCTGAAATGACCCAATCCGCAGACCCTGTCGCTAGGCTGTCGCTTGGGCACCGTAGACCGCCTGTTCCAAACGCGCCAAAGTTGGCGTTGAAGGTACTTCCAGATTGCAGCATCAAACTAGGCGAGCTATTCTTGTCCACTTTAAAAGGATAGATTGTGTACGCAGGGCGCGAAGTAAGACTAGTGCCCGACACTAGTTCATAGTACCGCTGGCATAGAACTCGCTCTAGCGCATAAGGACGGCGCTCAAAAGGTGTGGCAGAAGTCCCGGCCTCCAATTGGAGTTCAGTAGCCATTACCGTAGCGTTTAGGGTGGTTGGCCATGCAGCTACCCCAGTGACTGGTCCGCACAGATAATTCCCTACTTGCCATGCCCCGACAGTCCCTGTCATGAATGTGCCCGAGTTTACTGACCCAATCATACAAGTTACTGCGCACGATGGACCCACAGCAACAGACACCGGGATGGCTGGAACCGTGATAACTACCTTAATCGGAGTATTTGCTACCGCCGTAAATTGTTGAACGAATGAGTTTACTGGGACCGCTGTGGTACGCATAGAGAAGTTATACTTACCACTCATAGAAGCTAGAAACCAGAACGACACTGTGATAGGGCCATCTAACATATCGAACATGTCTAGACCTTCTACGCCTGTCATAAGAGCAGACCAGTAGTTAGAAGCCCCCAAGTTTGTGGCAACTCCCACTGTTGTTGCCTTTGCCCAGAACTTCGACACGCCATTAAGCGGCGACCCTGCGCGAGCAGTAGTCAATGTGCCACCAGCATTACCATTTACCGCTTTCCATCTGTCGAAGTGAAACCCCGAAGATGATCCCGTAAGAGATACGCCACCGCGTTGGTCTACTAAACCTGCACCGTTGATAAACCGATTGCGTCCGCCGACTAACAAACTAGCACGGGCGGAGTCAGCAGTTGTTCCGCCAGTGCCACCTTGCGCGATACTCAACGCAGTAGTGATCCCGGAGAGAGACGTGATGTCACTGTTAGCACCCTTAGCCGCTTTTGTCGCAGCTAACGCTTGTGCTGTAGCTGCGTTAGCCACGGCAGTATTAGCTGTGCCTTGTGCAGCAGAGGCCGCAGAGCTTGCACTATTAGCAGTGCTTACTGCTGAGTTAGCAGTGCTTACTGCTGAGTTAGCGGTACTGATGGCGGTGTTGGAATTAGAAAGCGCGGACGCCGCAGTAGCTGCGATCCCATCTGCTGTACTCACAGCGGCGCTGGCCGATACGAGGGCGTCATTAGCGGTAATCAACGCCGCGTTAGCGGTGCCCGCAATGCCGTTCGCAACATCCAGAGCAGCGTTCGCAGTTACTACAGCGTTGTTAGCTTGACTTAGTGCTGTGTTCGCGGTGCCTGCAATAGCGTTGGCTGTACTTGCGGCAGTGTTAGCCGTGGAGTTAGCAGTGCTAGCGAGAGCCGCAGCGTTGGCAGCGCTGAGTGCAGCCGCAGCCGCAAGAGTTTCCACGTTAGTGGCATGGGCCTCAGCTAGCGCCGCATCAAGTGCTGCTTGGTCAGCGGTAACTACAGCAGCAGTGGCTTTAGCGTTAGCAGCATTAGCTACAGCAAGTGCTGCATCCGATGTAGCCGTAGCGGCATCTGCTGTAGCCAGCGCAGTGTTAGCTGTATTGGTGGCATCCACTGCAAAGCCAAT